GAAGGGCTGGCCGCTGAGTGGTCAGATCGTCATGAAACCATAGTAGCGGAAGGCGTACCCGCCAGTGTTCTTGTCCAACTGGACAATGGCGGTCCAGCGGCCCTTCGGCGTGCAGACCACCATGAAGCGGTCGTTGTGGTCGGGATACATGTCGCGGATCTCTTCGATGCGCTTCATCAGGTTCTGCTCGGTTTTGTAGGTTTTGATGTACAGGCCGTCGAGGTCCATGCTGATCTGGCGGAGGGTCATGTGGTTCATCCTGTTTGCTAGTTGGTACAGACACCATACAGCCTGCGTTGGCCCATGCAACAGAAAAAATGCACTTGACGCTAATTATTTTCGCCTCTAGGTCTGATGGCACCAAAACACAGGAGAGCGCGAATGGCAGAGTTCAAATTTCAGATTGGTCAACTGGTCAAGATCGACATCAGCGGAGAGGAAGGCCAAGTGATCGGTCGCGCGGAGTATCTTGCAACCCCGCCTCAATACTTCGTCCTATTCAAAGCCGCAGACGGTCGCGCCGTCACGGCTTGGTGGGAAGCAGACTTTTTGTCGTCTATTTAAACACAGGAGAGCGCCAATGATGGCTCAAACTCAAATCCGGCTATGGTGCGCGCAGGACGGGCGCAAACTTGGCTGGCTCGCAAGAAAAGTGCCAGTGGCATCATCCAGCCTGTCCCGCTGGATGACAGGCCGCGTTGTTCCGTCCGCCGTCTACCGCCACCGCTTGGCAGACATAACCGGCATTGAGGATTTGCGGTTCGAAGAAGAATGGGTGTCCAAGTGAACCGGGCCGACATCCTCGACACCGCCAAGGAATATATCACCAAGGATCGGGACGCCACGCACGGCGACGCGGAGGCTAACTTCGGCCTGATCGCTGCTTACTGGTCGGCCCACCTCGGGCGGAACATCAAATCGCACGACGTGGCCGTCATGATGACCCTGCTGAAGCTGGCCCGCGCCAAGTCGAACCCGGCGCACGCGGACAACTGGATCGACGGCTGCGGCTATCTGGCCTGCGGCGGCGAGATTGCGGACAAGGAGAAAGACATGCAGGCCAAGATGCTGGTCGGCTTGAGGGGCGAGGCTCTCTGATGGCTCTGCATTATCACGGAACGCCCATCACGCCTGTCGCAGCCTTGGCGGAACTTGCTGGCAGATGCTTCTGCGTCTCACATGCAGCGCCGCAGGATGTCGCACGGGTTCACATGATCGGTCAGTCTGTGATGTTGGATAACGGCGCGTTTTCAGCTTGGAAATCTGGTAAACAGACAAACTGGAACGGCTATTATCAGTGGTGCGATCAATGGCTTGACTACCCAACCACATGGGCCGTGATCCCTGATGTCATTGACGCCGGAACGCAGGAGCAGGATGCTCTTTTGCGTGAGTGGCCTCACGGCCACAAGGGCGCGCCTGTTTGGCATATGGATGAGCCAATCTATCGGCTCCTTCGGCTATGTGAGGAATGGCCTCGCGTCTGTGTGGGATCAACGGCAGAATATGCAATCGTGCTGTCTGACGCTTGGTGCCGCCGCATGGATGAAGCCTTCAATGAACTGACCTTGCGCCACAAGCGAATGCCTTGGCTTCACATGCTTCGCGGGATGCAGTTGTCTGGGAAGCAATATCCTTTTGCTTCGGTAGACAGCACCGATCTTGCACGCAATCACCATCTCCCGCATCAGACACCCCGCAAGATGGCTGATCGATGGGATGGATCACAATGCCCAGCGCGCTGGGAAATTCGCCCTCAACAAATGGACCTTCCAGTATGAACGGATATATCGCCTTGGCCGCATATGCGGCAACAATACCAGCGGCAAACTGGATGATAGGCAACGTCGGCCAGTGCATCCCAGATGGACCTTGCCTGATCCCAGTAGGATTTGGCCTCATGGCTCCTTCTGGCGTGCTGATGATTGGTGCGGCCTTGGTGCTGCGTGATGCCGTGCATCGCCTGCTTGGCTGGCAATGGGCAATCGCTGCGATTTTGTTTGGTGCCGTCCTTTCTTTTCAGTTCTCACCGCCTGCGCTGGTCGTGGCGTCTGTCGCCGCGTTTCTTCTTTCCGAGTTGGCCGACCTTGCCATCTATGCTCCACTCCAGCGCAAGCGTCTCGCTTTGGCTGTTGCAGCATCCGGCTTGGTCGGCGCAGCGATAGACAGCGCGGTTTTCCTGTGGCTGGCTTTCGGGTCTTTTGACTTCATCGCTGGCCAGATCATTGGGAAGTTGTGGATGACGGCGCTCGCCGCTGCCCTGATCGTTTTTGCGCGGAGGAAAGTTTGATGGCCCTCTACATCGGCATCGACCCCGGCAAGACGGGTGCCATCGCCGTCATGGACGCTGACGACATGAGCGTGCGTGTCTTCGACATGCCCGGCACGATTGAGGAAAAGCGCGCGATCCTGTCAGAGATCGGCAGCGTGCGCTGCGCTTGGATCGAAAAGCCGTTCTTCCCGCGCATGATCGGCATCAAGAACGCCGTGACCATCGCGCAGGCTTACGGCGAGATGAAGGCTTGCCTGTTTTTCGCAGGCATCCCGACGAATGAAGTTTTGCCAGCCGCGTGGAAGAAGCAGTTCGGCCTGTCCACGGACAAGGACGCATCAAGGGCATACGCATCAAGCGTGTTTCCGGATCAGGCGCATTTGTGGGCGCGCAAGAAAGACGACGGAAGGGCCGAAGCAAGCCTGCTGGCCTATTATGGATGGAGGAAGAAATGACCAAGGGGATAATGCTAAAAGATGCCCTGATCGCCTACAACCGCCATAGCAAGGATGTAGAGGTTGGCCACCTCATCCAAAGTGGCCAACCTGATTGGGCAAAGCCTTACCAAATGACAACTGGCGCAGCGTTTTTTGATGTCAGAAGAATGAAGGGGCTGCTGGCCAGACATTACGTCATGTCCACATTCATTTCACTGGTGGTGCGTGATGGTGTCGATCTGAAATCTGCTTATGAAGCGTTCTGGCAGATCAAAGAATTCCGCGAAGCCATTCCAGAGGACATGGAGTACCGCATGGAAACGAACATTTTTGAGGAGACCAAATAGTGAACCGCACCCTTACTGACCTATTATCGATGGAGGAAGAAGTGATGATGAACGTAAACTTTCGCGAAGATCATGCCCCGCGCTGGTTTTTGAACTCGATAGCCAAGCATGGCTATAAGATTTATCGGCCCGATGGGACAAAGATCACTTGTGGGTCAGATATTGTGCTTTCGACTGTTGAGCAGTTCTACGTCAGCCCAGAAAGCAGGGTAATCAGCACCAGCAAAAGTTCACGCCTCTACTTGCGGACGGTGATGCCATATCACATTGACGGAGGACTTATCCTCAACAGGGAATACAAGCCTATCGGTGTTGCATCTAAATATGAGCATTGGGTCGATTATGACCAATACGGTCAGATGCACCGCGTAGCTAATCCATGTGACGATGTGTTCTTTTATCACGACGGAAATGCTCCGTGGCTGTCGAAGCGTGACCTTTCCGACTATGTGTTCCGTATTCTCTGCTATTTTGATCCAGCAACAAGTTCTTTGTTGAATGGCGGTTATGACTATGAAAACTGATCTTACCAACAAGGAATACCACGCCCACCCCGCGATCTCGTCATCCGACGTGAAGGCGGTCCACACTAAGTCGCTGGCACACTGGAAGGGCAAGGCCCGCAAGGAGACCTCGGCCTTCGCCTTGGGCAGCGCCGTTCACGCCCTTGTGCTGGAGCCGGAAAAGAAGCTGGTCCGCCGTGGGCCGGAAGATCGTCGCGGTGACAAGTGGAAGAAAGCCCAGCTTGAAGCCGATCTGGATGGCGTGATCCTGCTGACCGAAGCTGACTTCGATCTGGCCGCCCGTATCGCTGATGCTGTAAAATCCCACCCGGTGGCCGAACTGCATCTGAACAACCCGACATTTGTGGCAGAAGCCAGCTTCTTCGGCATCGATCCGGCCACTGGCGTTGAGATAAAATGCAGGCCTGACGGATACCTTCAGTTGGCTGGGGTGGTGTTTGACTTGAAAACCACCACCGACGCCAGCCCAGACGGCTTTCCGCGTGAGCTTCGCAAGTATGCATACGACGTGCAGGCCGCCTTCTATCTGCGCGCCCTGCGTGCCGCTGGCTACAAGGCTGACACCTTCATCTTTATCGCTGTCGAGAAGGAGCCGCCGCACGCTGTTGGCCTGCACGCTCTCACCGACCGCTATCTGGATCACGCCGACATGATCGTGACCCAGACGCTGCAAAAGATCAGCAACGCCATTGCCGTTTCCGACTTCACAACGGGCTGGCCGCTGATTAACACTATCGACCTGCCGCGTTGGCAGACCGAG